CCTCATATTTAACCCAGAGGGGCATTTTCGGTCGGGATTCGGACCAGGCCACGCGATTCGCACTCGACGCGTTTTCTTGTGTGTTCCTTTCCGCGTCGGGAGGGGTTGCTTGAGTCGCGTGGTCCGACCTGAATCTCGGCAGAACTCTACAACAACATATCGTCACAGGGGTGAAACTCAATGCCGCGCAAGGCAAAGCCAATCGAAGTACCGAAGAGGCCGCCCCGTTCACCGGAGGAGGCCGAGGATCGTCTCATCTCTCTGGCAACTACGAGGGCTGAGATGATGCTCGCCGAGGGCACGGCGCCTCCGTCGGTTGTGATTCACTATCTCAAACTCGGAACAAGTCGTGAGAAGCTCGAACAGGAGCGACTCCGCGCCGAGAACAAAATGCTCAAGGCCAAGGCCGAAGCACTCGAGGCTTCCGCTAGAGGCGAAGAGGCGTACGCAGAGGTACTTAGAGCATTCCGTGCGTATTCCGGCGGTGGTGTCGGTGAGGACGTACTCTGAACTGATTGAGTTTCCCGACTGGGACTCGAGACTGCGCTACTTGCAGACTTTCTCGGACCCATACGTACGCACATTCGGCGAGGGTCGCTACCTGAACCAGAGGTTCTATCACTCCACGGAGTGGAAGAGATCTCGAGACATCACAATCGCTCGAGATCTGGGCCGAGACCTGGGTATCGAGGGAATGGAGATTCAGGGGAAACTCCTTGTTCATCATATGAATCCGATGAAACCTGAGGATCTCATAGAGTTCAATCCTGCGGTGCTCGATCCGGAATACCTCATCACCGTATGCCATGATACGCATAACGCTATACACTACGGCTTCGCTCGAGAGAGTGAGCTGATCGAACGTCGAGAGGGCGACACCAAGCTATGGTGAACAACTATCGAGACGAGCTCTTCCACTACGGCGTTCCGGGAATGAAGTGGGGTCAACGTAAGACCTACCAGAAGGTCGGCCAGCAGACCATCGACTCGAAGTCCACGGCGCAGATCATCGCCGACAAACGAGCCGCACTTCGCTCGGAAACCCAAGGCCGATTCGCCAAGGCGTCCGTCTCGTACTTCGCTAAAATGGCCGGAGTCCAGCGAGGTGCCGCCAACGCGAAGAAGCAGCACGACGCCAAAGTCGAGCGAGAGCGGAAGAAGAAAGAACGGGAGCGGATACGTGCCGAGAAGGCCGCCGCTCGAGCAGCAAGAAAGGCGGCACGAGGCAAGTGACCCGTTATAAGGACGAGCTTTTTCACTACAGCACAAAGCCTGCCGCTGCACAGCTCCTTCGCAAGAAGAAGCGCATTGCGGCGGAAGAGGACGATCAGGCCGACGATGCGAAGGTATTCAAGAAGAAGCTTTCGCGTCGTCAGATGCTCCTCCAGGCTCTCCAGAAGAACCCGACGAAGATCGGCACTGATGCGGATGAGCCCGAGGATGACGAAGCAGATGAGTCGGAGCAGGACCTCTCGGCTACGCCCAAGCGCAAGAAGCTCGCTTCCAAGAGCGTGAAGGGCAAGTCGCGATTCCCCCTCAAGAAGGCTTCGCGCTAATGGCTGATGGGTCGATTCTCCAGACTGTCAAGAAGATGCTCGGCCTCGAGGCGTCGTATACGGCATTCGATGACGAGCTCATCTCGCACATCAACTCAGCGATCTTCGAGTCGGCCCAGCTCGGCCTGCCCCGTTTTCACATCACCGGGCCGACCTCAACGTGGGGCGAATGGCTCGGAGAGGACGAGTTCAAAATCGAGGCTGTCAAGTCACTGATCTACGCACGCGTTCGACTCGACTTCGACCCGCCGAACAACTCCTACGTCACCGAGGCATTCCAGAAGCGGATCATTGAATTGCAGTGGCGCATCAACCAGGAGAAAGAATTCTCATGAGTAGCTCCATCTCTCGCCCCGAGGATGTCCTTGCACATCACGGTGTCAAGGGCATGAAGTGGGGTATTCGCCGGTCTCGCAAGAGCAGTGGCTCAAGCCAGACCGGTCCCAATAAGCAGGAGGCTCGCAAGGCGTCATCTCTGTCCGACGCCGAGCTTCAGCGTCTCGTGAACCGTGCTAACCTAGAGCGTCAGTACAACCAGGCGTACGGTCCTAAGCCATCTCAGCGAAGCCGTCTTAAGAAGCAGCTCGCATCGCTTCCTGGCGACATCGCCGTGAGCGCCATCCGTAACGTCGGCACGAAGTACGCCACCAATTATCTCGACAGCGCCGTATCCGCCGGAGCCAAGGCGTCTAAGAAGCGTAAGAAGCGGAGCTGAGCACGTAAATGCTCAGTAATACCGCAACCCCGCGTTATTATGCTGAGTTCCGTGCGCGAGTACTGTCAGGTGAGATTCCAGTATGTCACGAAATCGAACTGGAGATGAATCGGATCGATGACCGCGTTCGTAATCCTAGTTTCTACTATGACGATCTTGCGGTCGAGGGTTTCATCCGCTTCTGCGAATCGGAGATGACTCTCACTGACGGTCAGGATCTGGTCCTTCTGGACTCGTTCAAACTCTGGGCCGAGGAGATCTTCGGTTGGTGGTATTTCATCGAGCGCTCGGTCTTCGTTCAGAACGAGAACGGCCGCGGAGGACATTTCGAGAAACGCAAAGTCAAGCAGCGCCTCATCAACAAGCAATACATCATAGTTGCTCGAGGAGGAGCCAAGTCTCTGTACGAGACGCTGCTGCAAGCGTATTTTCTCACAATCGATACCACCACGACCACGCAGATCACTACCGCCCCGACCATGAAACAGGCCGAGGAGGTCATGCAGCCTCTTCGAACCGCCATGACTCGGAGCAAGGGTCCGCTGTTCTCGTTCCTGACCGACGGAGAGATTCGAAACACCTCGGGCTCCAAGGCCGATCGTCAGAAGCTCTGTTCCACCAAGAAGGGGATTCAGAACTTCATGACGAACAGTATCGTCGAGGTCCGCCCCATGTCCATCGACAAACTTCAGGGGCTCCGCCCCAAGCTCTGCACAGTGGACGAGTGGCTCTCCGGCGATATTCGAGAGGATGTCGTCGGTGCTCTCGAGCAGGGAGCATCCAAGGTCAACGACTGGCTCATCGTGGCCGTATCCTCCGAGGGAACGGTCCGAAACGCCAGCGGTGACGACATCAAGATGGAGCTCCTCAAAATCCTTAAAGGCGAATACCGAGACGAGCACACGTCCATATTCTACTACCGCCTCGACGATGTCAAAGAGGTTGGAAATCCGGACACGTGGCAGAAGGCTCAGCCGAATCTCGGCATGACTGTCACCTATGACACATATGCTCGCGACGTTGAGCGCGCTGAGAACGTTCCCTCAGTCAGGAATGATATTCTGGCCAAGAGGTTCGGTCTCCCCATGGAGGGATACACGTACTTCTTCACCTACGACGAGACGATTCCGCATAGGAAGCAGGATTTCTGGCAGTTGCCTTGCGCTATGGGCTGCGACCTATCACGAGGAGACGACTTCACGGCGTTCACGTTCCTATTCCCCCTCAGCGGGGATCGTTTCGGTGTGAAGACCCGGTGCTACGTTTCCGAGAAATCCGTTCTGATGCTTCCCGCATCACTGCGACGCAAGTATCAGGAATTCCTCGACGAGGGCTCCCTTCAAGTCATGGACGGAACCGTTCTCGACATGATGGAAGTCTACGAGGACCTCGATCGCTATATTCTCGACCAGAATTACGACGTTCGAGCAATGGGGTTCGACCCGTACAACGCTCGAGCGTTCGTGGAGCGCTGGACTCGAGAGAATGGCGAATACGGAGTCACGAAAGTCGTCCAGGGCGCCAAAACTGAATCTGTGCCTCTCGGAGAGATCAAGAACATGGCGTTCAACCGTCTTCTTCTCTTCGATCAGGCGATCATGCAGTTCACCATGGGGAATTGCATCGCCCTGGAGGATACCAACGGCAACCGCAAGCTCTACAAGGATCGCAGGGAGCAGAAGATCGACTCCGTGTCGGCATTGCTCGATGCTTGGGTTGCGTACAAAGTCCACCGAGAGATATTCGACTGAAAGGAGGCCGGCGGTGTCATTCGCGTCCAGGCTCAAGCACGCCTACAACGCGTTCACGAATCAGGACAGATCACCGGACTGGAATCTGGGTACTTCCTACGCCAGTCGACCCGATCTCCCTCTCAGCGTGTACAACATGGACTCGTCTATTGTTAACACGCTTTACAACATCATCTCGATCGACGTGGCGGCTACTCCGGTACGGCATATTCAGCTGGGCGAGAATGGCCGCTTCGAGTTCGAGCGAGCGTCGTCTCTCAACGACTGTCTTGAGTTCGCGCCGAACAAGGACCAGAGCGGGCGAGCCTTCATACAGGACATCGTCCACACGTGCTTCGAGTACGGTGCGGCGGCCGTGGTACCGGTCGACACGGATCTGAACCCGAGGGAATCGAACACCTTCGAGATCAAGTCCATGCGCGTCGGCTACGTGACGCAGTGGTATCCGGACCACGTCAAGGTACGGCTGTACAACGATCGCAAAGGCGAGCGCGAAGAGCTGATTCTGCCTAAGAGGATTGTGGCCATCATTCAGAACCCGTTCTACGAGGTGATGAATAAGCCGAACTCCACCCTTCAGCGCTTGGCGCAGAAGCTCACCCTTCTGGATGTCGCGGACAAGAGGGCGTACTCTGGCAAACTAGATATCATCATACAGTTGCCCTACACCATCAAGTCCGAGGGTCTGCAGAAGCGAGCTGACGCCAGACTGAACCAGATTTCAGACCAGCTCACCAAGTCGACGTATGGAATCGCCTACGCTGACGGTACCGAGAAGATAACGCAGCTCAACCGCCCGGCCGAGAGCAACCTTCTGGCCCAGATCCAGTACCTGACCAAGGAGCTCTACGCTCGACTCGGCGTCACTGAGAACGTCTTCAACGGCACAGCCAAGGAAGAGGAACTCGCGCAGTACTGGAACCGAACGGTTGAACCGATGCTCGACGCGATTTCTATCGCGTTCACTCAGACCTTTCTCACCAAGACCGCCAGGACACAGGGACAGCGAGTCAAGTATTTGAAGGATCCGTTCCGCCAGGTACCGCCGTCCAAGATGATCTCGGCGCTCGACACACTCCTTCGAGACGAGGTCATCTCGTCCAACGAAGGCCGTTCGTACCTGTCCCTTCCGCCCGCCCCTGACGATGGTGCGGACGCCTTGCAGAATGCGAACATCAACCCGTCCGCCAGCACGGCGCTGGACGCATTGCCGTCTCAGGCCACGCCGTCCCAGGACGAGTACGACACTGAACCTACGGACGGAGGTCAAAATGGCGTATGACTTCAGCGGGTACGCCACGAAGAACGACCTGACCTGCTCAGACGGTCGGATCATTCGCCGAGACGCCTTCCGTGACAACGACGGAGCCACCGTCCCGCTTGTGTGGCAGCATGGTCACAACGACCCTGCGAACGTTATTGGACACGCGAAGCTCGAGAATCGCAAGGACGGCGTATACGCCTACTGCTCCTTCAACAAGACCGACGCGGCTGAGACTAGTCGCGAGCTGGTCGAGAACGGGGACGTGGACTCGCTGTCAATCTATGCCAACCGCCTGTCCCACTCAGGACCTAGCGTGACGCATGGAAACATCGTTGAGGTCTCGCTCGTGCTCTCGGGCGCGAACCCCGGGGCGCTCATCGACAATGTGGCCATTCAGCACTCCGACGGATCCTACGAGGACGCCGAGGATGAGGCCATCATCTACACCGGCACTACACTCTCGCACTCGGACGAAGAGCCCGAGGATGAAGAGGACACCGAAGAGGAAGAGGAGGACGACGTGGCCGAAGAGGAGTTCGACGTCAACGAGTTCGTTGACTCCCTCACAGACGAGCAGGTTGACACTCTGTATGATTTCATCCAGTCCCTCCAGGACGAGGATGACGACAACGACGACAACGACGAGGCCGAGCACGGTTTCGGCAAGGAGGATGTTCTGGTGCACTCCAACATCTTTGAGGGTTCAGACGAGCCGGTCTACGGTGAGGTTCTGTCCCACTCCCAGATTCAGGAGATCTTCGAGGACGCCGCCCGCCCGGGCATGACCCTCAAGACTTCGTTCCTGGCTCACGCTCAGGACTACGGCATCAAGGAGCCGGAGAAGCTGTTTCCCGACGCCACGCTGGTGGACAAGGAGCCCCAGCGCGTCATGCGCGAGAACAGCTGGGTCTCCAAGGTTCTCAACGGCTGCAAGCACACGCCGTTCTCCAGGGTTAAGACTCAGTGGTCCGACCTTACCCCCGACGCTCTGCGCGCCAAGGGCTACGTGAAGGCCAGCCGCAAGAAGGACGTCG